TTGCCCTACCGTTATCTGGGTTTCGTTTACAGTGCCTGAGTAGGCCATAAGGGTCCTTTATGCTGCGTAATGATGGTGGACGTGCACCCCGCCGCCTTGTTTGTATGCTGCGTCAGCAATGCCGGGAAACGCCGCCTCTGGTGAAGCACTTTCAGCAAAAGCTTGCTGTGGGCCTTCAGCGGTAACAGGAGCCGAGGGAGCCGCTGCCTTTTTAGGGACCGTACGTTTGACCTTGGCGATTGCCTTTTTGTCTTCCGGGGTCTTTTTGGCGCTATAAGTGGTGCTGCCACCAGCTTTGTATTTTTTAACCGTGCCTGTTTCTTTCTTAGCACGACCACCTTTGCGCAGCGAAGACAAGTCTGTCTTCTCACCGGGGTGCTCTTGTTTGTCATGCATGGCGAGCGCTTTTTTAATTAGCTTCTTGTCTTGAACCTTGTCGGAAGCCATTTCTTTTTCTTCTAGGTGGCCCCCCTCTTTGTATGCTTTTCCACCACTACAATACTCATTGGCTCCAACAGATCCACCAGTTTTGAAGCACTGCATTTTAGGTAATTTTTTGAATCCGTCCATGGTATATCTCCTATAATCCTACTTATACCCAAAATCGAGTTAAAATGCCCCGACTAGCTCAAAGTGTGGTGAATCTGACTCACCTCGTTCTCTTGCCATGCCGTTCATATTCCAGTCACCACCCCACCGAAGTTTTACACCTAGCCCGGCGGCCGCGGCAAACATTGCGTCATAAATTGCGTCAAATTTAGATAAATCGTTCCAATCTACTGGGTAAGGGCAAAGATCTACAGCATGTCCATATCCGTCTTTACCGACCCCATGGCTTGACGCATCTTTAGTCCACGTCACAACCGGGCCGGGTTTGGTGCGACCTTGAGCCCACAATTCGTCTTGTCTTGCCTGTGTGCGCACACCCTCAATGACCATAAAATCTTGTGATGTGAGCTCAATGGCTCGTTTAACTACAGCAACAAGGGAGGGGTGAACCCCTTTTAAGTTATTAAGGCTGCGTTCTGAGAGTGAGTATTTCATTTTTTCTGTGCGTAAAAGAGTGTACGGTCACCAAACAAATAAAAGCCAACAGCGGAGGCAAAGTTGTTAACCGCGGGGTTGTCTTGACCTGTAACCATCATAAAAGACCAAGTGCCAAGCGCAATAGCTGCTACAGCAGGGCGCATAAGGCGCACAATCGCTTCAACCCACGGGTAGGTGCTACCACCAGCCCCTGCGTTATTCATCGCCTTAAACATCTCCAGATCGACGTTACGCATCTGTACGTACTCACCCACGTTGGTGGGTTTGTAGACGTCCGACTGAATAAACCGACCGATCAGGGACTTGCCCAGATCAACAGCAAGCGGGCCAAGCGCAGCAAGAATGGTGATTGGATCCATTATTTGTCTACCTTTTGATCTAACTTTTCATACAATCGGTCTAATAGTTGCTCAATACGATCAAACCTTTTGTCCATGTCTGATCGGAAACCCTCAACCTCAGACTTTTTAACGTAGTTGTCCGAAACATGAAGACGCATATCGGACATTTCTTTTTTTAACTCTTTGACAGAATCCCAAAGCTGACGAGCAAACCATCCGCCAACAGTCAGTAAGCTACCTGCACCAATATTGATGATAATTTGCCAATCCATTTATATGCTCACCCAAGCTGATCCGTTGTAATACTCAAGCGTGTTTGTCGTTGAGTTATAGCGCAACATACCTGTTGCAGGGCTAGGGCGTTGTGCCGTAGTACCGACTGGAAGTTTCAAATAATCTGTGCCTTGTACGTCAAGTGCCATGATGTTTCCTTAATTAAGCAGCGATTGGTTCGATTTCTTTCCACGATGTTGTGGCTTCTTCCCATTCGTAAGACTTACCGTCTGTAGGCATCGCTACAGGAGCGTTCCACAAACAAGTGTCATCGTCCAGCACCCAGCTTGCAAATGGCTGTGGAGGAATGAACGCATCTTTTGTTGCATCGTATGAGTAACCGATGCCAGCAAAGTTCTTGCGTAGTGGTGTGCCACCGTTAGCGTGTACGCCACCGTGGGTGTTGTAGGATGTTTGAATCCATTGTCCGGGCGAGCTATCAACAAACGTATCAAAGAACTCTGCTTCAGCAACGATGACTTGAGTAACTTTACCGTCTAATACTTTGGCGTAATGTGCCATGTGATTCTCCTAGAAAATTAAGCTGTGAAAGTACCGCTAGTTGTGAAGGTGTGATACGTATACCCACCTGAAGAAGTTACGCTCCCACCTGTGCCACGCTGTGAGCCGGGGTATCTAATTACAGTAACGCCTGAGCCTCCTGCTCCACCAGCATTTAGTCCTCCGCCGCCGCCGCCACCTCCAGTATTTGCAGTTCCAGCAACGCCTGCTGAACCATTTCCCCCAGCACCGCCACCGCCTATTCCGCCTGTATTTACACCTCCACCACCGCCAGCTCCACCGCCACCTGCGTAATACGATCCGTTAAACCATTGAATCCCTGCCCCACCCGGTGACGCAATCGTAGCGGAGCTGTTTGTAGCCGCAGCACCTGCACCGCCGCCTGCTCCGCCAGTTGCGCCGCCACCAGAAGTTACTCCACTACCAACATTGCCTTGACCAGTCGTTGCAGCGCCACCAGACCCATTTCTGTACCCTGATCCGCCGCCTGAACCACCTGTGCCACCACTAGCCGCATCTCCCGCACCCCCCCTTCCGCCTCCTATTGACGTGTAAGCAACAGATGGAATTGCGTTATTGGTCAATGACGTATTAGACCCTTGTGTGCCTTGGCTATAATTTACTGCCGCACCACCGGGGCCGCCTGCGCCTATAACGATGGCAAAAGCATTGCCTGAATTAACAGTAAAACTTATTGGTATGTATCCCCCTGCTCCACCGCCGCCATTACCTGCGCCATCTCCAGCAGAACCGCCCCCGCCACCGCCGCCTGCAACAATAAGTGCGTCAATAAGGTATCCCGATGAAACTGTAGATGTTGCCACCCAATTTGATCCGTTATAGACCTCTGTGTAACCAACCGTGCTGTTATATCTAATCTGACCCGCAACAGGGCTTGCAGGACGTTGTGCGGTCGTGCCTACTGGTAGCTGCGCTGCGCCTGTTGTTGAATCTGCGTTAATCAGCACTCCAGCAGCCGCAGGAACGCTCATCGTGAAGTTCCCAGCAGTATCTACAGCAGAGAGCGTGACTGAACCGCCAGAGGGTGCGTTTAACTTAATATTTCCAGCCATTATGCCCATCCTGTGCCGTTGTAGACTTCTACGGCATTAGTTGTTGTGTTGTATCTAATCTGACCTGTTACAGGCGTTGGACGCTGTGCTGTTGTGCCGACAGGCAACAACATTCCGCCCGTTGATGAGTCTGCATACGTCAAGACACCATTGGCTGCTTGTATATCAACAGATACGTTTGACGCAGTATCGACAGGGTTGATTTCAACCGTCCCTAGTGCAGGTGCTTTAATCTTGAGTCCCATTTAGATAATCGCCCACGTTGAACCACTTGGCACGGTGACGGTAATGCCGCTTGCTACAGTAACAGGACCAGCACTCATCGCATTTGATCCACTAGGGATTGTGTAATCTACACTGACTGTAGCGCTATTTACCACAATGCCGTTGGACGCCACTAATGCCGCAGACTGAAACTCGCCCGTGCTGGGTTTGTACAACAGCTTGGCGTTTGATGTATATAAGTTTGCCGCTTCGCCCGTTGTGGCATTTAGCAATGCCGGATAAATGTTTGTTGCGGTAGACGTATCGTTGGTAATGGTTGAACCACCGCCAATAGCACCCCAAACCGTTCCGTTATAGCCTTCAAACTTTACGGTCGTCGTATTGAATCGGAACATACCCGCAGCGGGTGTACCGGGTTGCTGCCCGGTTGTTCCGGTTGATACTTTAACAGCGCCTGTCGAGTTAAACGCCGAGTCTGCCGAGGCTGTGAGCGCTCCGGTTACTGCCAGTGTGGTGCCGTTCCAAGTCAGGTTAGAAGAACCCGCCAACACACCGGCGTTGTTAAACTGCACCTCTGTATTTGACCCACCAACGACTGCTGATCCTTTTGTGGCAATGACCTGAACAACACCTGCGTTGTCTTTGTAATAAAGTTTGCCGTCTGTAACGTTGATGGCCAACTCACCGGCAACCAAATTTCCGGCTGTAGGCGCTGCAGCAGCAGTGGCGCTGTAATACAACGAAATTGGAGTGAACCCGGATTGAGCCATTACTATTCCTTATAAAACTCTAAGTTTTTTACTAATCGTTGATCTTCGGGGCTAAGCTCAATTGCTATTTGCCCGTGCTGTATTGCAATATCTTTGCGTCCTAAATGATATGCCGAAAGAGCTAACAAATCATGTGGTTTTGAACCCCATACGGCTGGGTCCATTGTGTAAACCTCTTCTTTGTTTTTTATTTTTAACGCGTTTTCACATGCGTCAAAACAGTCTTGCCACATACCTCGTTGGTGATAAATATCTGCTAACTCTACCCAAGGCTCTCGCGTGTTGGGCGCTTCTTTACAAGCTTTTTGCAGCCATTGCACGCCATCTTGCCCGAGTTCTTTGTAACACTTGCCCAATAACCGCATTGCGTAACATCGTTCGTTTTGCCACGTTGCCTCCGGCATGCTTAAATATCTATGTAACGCAACCGTTGCGTCTAACCATTTGTAATAAAAAGTTAGCTCACGGGCATAATAAAAAGCATTGCGCGGGCACCGAGGATCTTCTGTTACTGCCACATGCAACAAATCTAAGTACTGCCCCCTAGACTTTGTTGGATCTGGCTTGTGCACCACTAACAACTTGTCTGTGTACGCCCAAACTTCTTTTGTTCTAACATCAGGGACCGGATATTCGTGGCACGGGTGGTGCCAGTGGTATCCTTTGCGGTGGTGTATCTTTTCGTAATAAAACGAAATGCCAGCACCCCAATCAAATTTATAACGTAGTCTGGTAGTATCTTCTTTCCAAACGCGCTCAATCTCTTCACGCCAACCGGGCTGTAGTTCTTCATCAAGGTCTAAAGATATACACACGTCCACATCTGATGGCACAAGTGCCAGTGCTGCGTCTCGTGCTTTATCAAATCGCCATGGAGAGATACAGATGTCGTACACAAGAGCATTATTTTTCTTGGCATACAAAACTGTGTTATCGGTAGATCCTGTATCCGCTATTAAGATAACATCCGCATCTTTGGCTGATTTACAAAACCTATCTATAAACTGCTCTTCATTTTTACAAATTGCGTATACTGCAATTTTCATTAGAAAGTTCCGCTAGAAATAAACCCTGAAGAATCTCGTTGAACTAATGTATTAGCTGTTGGCGCTGTGCCGTATCCTAACGACGTATCCCAAGCGGTGCCGGTTGACACTGCAACCCCCGCGGCAGGATAAGTAGTTGGTCCTGTTGGACCAGTTGGTCCCCCTACCCCTGTGGCGCCTGTCGGGCCTGTTGGGCCTACTACTGTCGATGCTGCTCCTGTTGATCCTGTAGCGCCTGTAGGGCCTGTTGGGCCTACTACTGTCGATGCTGCACCAGTTGGTCCTGTGGCGCCTGTGTCACCTGTCGCACCGGTAGGCCCTGTGGGGCCTTGAATACCTTGTGGTCCAATAGCGCCGGGGGTGCCTGCCACACCGGTAGGCCCTGTAGCCCCTGTGGGGCCCGTAGCGCCCGTTCCAGAGGGTCCAGTAGCTCCGGTAGGGCCTGTGGGTCCTGTCCAGCCCTGAGGGCCTGTAGGGCCTGTGGGGCCTCCCAAATTGGCAATACTGGTTAATTGTGTTTGTTTAGTGACACCATTCTGGACGACAACCGTTACCTCGTTTCCAGAGAGTGGTCCTGCTACTGGTAATCTAGTTATTGGTTGATTGGCCATTTTTATTTTTCTATGTTGCCGGGCGCACCCTCGATACCGTATGGGGTGCCCTCAATAAAAAACTCATTACCGGTTTCGTTTGGAGCGCCTTGAGTCTGTAACAAATTGCCGCCTGTTGGGCCTGTCGCTACAGATACATCTGGTCTTGGGAAGCGCAGCGTAATGTTTTCTGTTTGAATTGCTGGCAAGCGCCACGGATCAAAATCATCTTTGTCATCCTTACAAACACGCATGCCCGGGAAGTTAGGATCGGGCATTAGATCCACATAGGCAAACTTCCTGTTGCAACGATCACAGATCGCTACAGACAGGACTGAGTTGCCTCGTGTATCTATGTATACTGACATTATGCAGTTTGCCCATCGTTTTTAATCAAGTAGCCTTCTTGCGAAATAGCTATTGCGTGCGTGCCACCACTAACTTTGCACATTAGTTGAATGTCAGTTTTTTCAGTAAATGGGCGAGGCATAATTCTAAGTGCTTCGTAACTTACAGGAAACGGCGCTTGTTGAGTAAGTGTCACCACACCATTAGGACTAATTGTCTTGTTTTGGTATGTAGCAAAGTTGTTGCCATTAAGCGATGTATAAATATTGACCCGCTGCAAGAAGTATGTAAATCCAGCGGGAACAGTGTAGATTGCCGCTTGTGTACGCCCCACGCCAGCATTGATTTGTGCGTAAATGGTGGTATTGGTCAAATCCTTGAGCGTTACAACACCAGAGGGATTTGTTGCGCTTCCAGCCGTCACCTGCATACTGTTAATGCGCAAATAAGACTTTACTGTTTGAACGGGTGTTGCACCATTCATAACCAGTGTCTCGGAGATTGGAAGATAGTTTGCGTCAAGGCCGCTGATTAAAATGCTGGCGGTGTCGCCTGCTGTGCCAGCCAAATTCATTTTGGTAGCAGATACTGGGTATGTGTACTGTGTAGCGTTTTCCCAGATAGGAATAAAACTTGTGCCAACAACAGTTTGGTAGCCGTAAATGTTGGCCGTGGAATGGCCCATAATTTGGTTGCGAGCCACTTGTAAATCAAATGGCTCGAACGCGCCTTGAATTGTTACGGAATGAACTGGCGCAGTAATAGCCATTATCTGATACCCGCTTGTACAACATTCAAAGTATCACCCTGTGCTCCGCCAGATAGCCGAATGGCTTTGTAAGGCTGTCCTAAAAACCCGGCCGCATTGGGTGCAGTCGTAGGAGCGGTAACCCAAGTGAATGAGGCCGCCACAAACTTTTGATCAGACACGG